AGTTCAAGATACTTCTTGTTGATGACAACGTCACCAAGGAAGTAGACAGTATCCTGCTCCTTGACCTTCGCGTTGTGACGCTCGATCATAGTCTCGTTCATTTCCTCGTTAGAGGTGAACGGACGGAGAGGGCTACCATCCTCAAGCTTGAACTTTTCCCACGAGTTCGTATGACCAAGGTGATGGTCAGAGATAACGAAACGATTTACAAACTTTGTCATATTCTTACCCTATACGATATATCGATTAATGTACATGTTTATTTTCACACGAACGTAATTTTATCGAAACCTTCTGACATGAGAGGAATCTCATAGCTATCGATCATCTTATCAAGAACTTCCTGAGGAATGGTCTTGCCGCGCCGCGAGTTCAGGCGACGCTTCCACTCTTCCTTCGAAAGAGCTTCCGAACCAACCTCAGGAAACACTACGCATTCGATCTCATACTTGTGTAGTTTCAGTTTCTGAATGAACTTAGCACGAGACTTTGCAGTCAGATTGGTGCGGTCGATAATAAAATCATTTCCGCGCATCAGACATGTAGTAATTTGCCTCCACATTATCTGTTCGGCAAACTGAATCAGTCCCTTGAATCCTTCATCATTTACCAGATGCAGGAACACCAACTAACATTATACACTTAGGCATCTTTTTTATCCAATTCTTTTATGAGATCAGCGCTGAGCGTCTGGACCTTTTTTTGAAGTTCCCGACAAAGTGCTTCAGTCTTTTGAAGCTTCCACCATTGAGGCGTTTCTAGCATTTCATGTGGCTTACGGAAATAGGTTTGAAGGCCAATTTCTACCATATAGGTAGTCACTAACTGTTCTATCTCTTGAGCCAAATGTTTAGCTTTCATTGTAAGTCACTCCTTTAAACCATACATCACGAATCTCTTCGTACTTCACCGTCTTCGTCAAGTTGTTACGAATCGTGTTACGAACATCATCGAGAATTTTAATTGCAAGATTCATATCAAAAGGTGTATCAAAGTTTTTGAACACAATCGGACGAACATACCCATTAACGTTAGGAGCATGATTGATAGCATAAGACTTACGATCAACACCTGCCTTATCAATGTAGTAAAGAATCTGCACAATATACGCAACAGTATCAGTAACAGCCTTATTGAAATCGCTCTCAAACTGAGTCAGACGATCACGATCTTCCTGAGGCAAGTGAGCCTTCACGTCATCGAGGTTATTGTCAAGAATCAACTCAACAATGTTACGATCTTGAAGGATCTTTTCCTTTGCCTTGTGGATCTGAACATACCAATCGCACTTCAGCTTCAGCATATGCCCATCATCGAAACGAACAACAAAGCCTTCGAGATCCTCAAGATCACGAACGAAGTTAACAAACGAAGACATCGTCTTGTTACCCCTCTGCACCGTATTGTGCCATTGTTCAACCATTGCAAAGTCCCATTGACGAATGACAGGAACACCATACGATTTTGCTAATGAAACCAATCGATCATACGGAGCATATCCGCCAGTTTTAATATCACGAATGGCAGTTAGCACCAATTGGTCTTCTCGATAATCCAAAACAATACGCTGCTTACGCGAGCACCATTCGAAGATAGGAGTAAATCCCGAACCAATCAAATAACGAAACTCATCATACTGAGGATTGTTCTTTACGAACTCTTCGACAGGTTGAGCCACATCAGTAGCACCCATCTTCGTACCCCAGATCATCTCACCATTCACAATGAACGGAGCAATCATCGAACCATCAAGCTTCTCAAGAATGGCATAATCACGAGACATATCGACTGCGTGGTCCTGAGTTTCTTCGCGTTCATTGACGTTGAAGAACTTGTGGAACGGACGACGAATGATCTCGCCAGTTGCAGTATCAAAAATAATACCACGGCACTCACGACGAATGTTACAGTCGAACGTATCAGCCATCATCACATTGTAGTTAATGACAGTATAGCCTTCCTTGACAGCCACGACAAATTCATCACGACCTTCGATTGCAGGCAGTACATCAGAGATGTTTGTGATATGTGGAAATTCGTAGTTCATAATAAATCCTAAAAGAATGGCTGAAGCGACCGATCCACCCTGCAGTCACTAGCAATTTACGAAAGATCACTCGAGATCGCTTCAGCCATTATCAGCTTACACTGATTTCGATTAATTGTACATGTTTATTTTGATATTCCTGCCATCTTCATTATTTTTTCGTCTTTGTCGCTAATTTGACCCCATCGGCGGGCGGAGTCCAAACGGTTTTCATACCAAATTCTTCCATCTTCTTCGATGACAGTTACGTCATATTCAGTGCACCGACGAAGCCAACAAATCCGATCAGTTAACTTATTGTATCGAGCGTACAGTTTATCAAAATTTCCAAGGGCATCTATTTTTTCTCTAACTAGTGCTGCTTGGCATGGCGTGCTAAACCAGCATTCGCGATCATATTCATTAAATATGTTGTAAAGAATTTCATCTGTGACGCGCATTGTAGTTCTCCTTATTAAAGAACCATTATACCGCGTTTTAAATATATTGTAAACAAAAAAATGGGCGACCCGAAAGCCGCCCATCATGCGTGTAGCAGGAGGAACCCCACCTGTGACCCTGCCTATTCCAGTCGTCAATTAAGACACTTGCCTCTTATACAGATAAACTGCATATCCACGCACCACATAGTGTACATCTATTTATACAAGTTCTTCAGTCAATTCCAAAGTTTTTTCACGTTCGGCTAAAAAAAATTCTGGTGTGAAGCCGTCGAATCCTCCGCCGAAGTTAAGATGTCGAACCATCTCCTTGGCCTTACGCATTCCTAATCCCTTCAAAACAAGCTGGTTTGTTTTGGTTTCAAGGATGTCTCCGCCTACTTCAACATAGCCTGCACCGATATCAATCAGTTGCTTGTCATTCACGATCTTATAGTTAACCATCAATCTTTCTCCACTGAAATCCAAAACAAAGTTCTTGCATCTTACGGTGAAACCAGTTCGGTTCCATTCCCTTATTGGGTTGATAAACGATAGCGCCATGCTGGGACTTACCGTAATCCCCCATTAACCACACTTTCCACTCAGACTTTTCTGGCAGTTCAAGTATTTTTCCGGAGACATTCGTTGTGAATTCTACCATCAATTAAATCCTTGAAATTTGTTACGATTGAACTTGTTTACAGGTTTTGACTCATCGAGTAGACGACTGCCAGAATCAGACTTATCAAAGATAGGAACGTCATCGTCTTGCAGGACATCTTCTTGTGCTGACATCTCTACGTTGTACAGTCTCATCTTCGAGTAGTCAACACCAATCACAAAGCGTTTATGCACCGAAGGATCGCCGTAACGATTCTTCAACTGCTTTACCATGATCTGATTAAGCTGACGAAGTTCTTCACTCGTAATCAAGGCAAACATAAAGTCGGCCGTTGCTGGTAGACCGAAAGATTCAGAAGTATCTTCAAGACCAACATCAGAGTTGCTGAAACCAGAACGATTAGTCTGAGTAGCCGAAACTATGGGTACGTTGAACTCGACGGCGAGGCCGCGAAGTTCTTCGGCGATCGCCTTGATGTAGGTGTACGAGTTCACGTTCGACCCCGGCTTTATCCTCGAAGATGCACAGATGTTCAGATAATCGATGTAGATAATGTCGGGGATAAAGTTCTTCTTGATCTTCAACTCGTTCAAGAGATGTCGAAAGTTTGCGGATCCTGCGCATGCTGTTGGATACTCCTTCACAATGAGCTTGCCTTTGGCTCGTTCCTTGACTTTCCCTACCAACTTGTAATAGATGGCTTGTGGTAGATCTTTGAGATCATCGAGTGTCACACCAAGAAGATTGGCATCGATACGCTCGGCGATTCTTTCTTCTGCCATTTCCAAAGTGATATACAAGACATTCTGACCTGACATCAAGTTTTGAGCCGCATTGTGACACATGAACAATGACTTACCGACACCAGTACCAGCAAGAGCAATGTTCAGAGTCTTACGAGGTAGACCGCCTTGAGTAATCTTGTTAAAGAAGTCAAGGTCGAAACCGATACGAACTTCCTTACGATGATAGAACTCATAACGTTCTGCTGCATCATTCAGAAAGTCATGACCGATATGACTATCAAAGGAAACGCCGAGTGCATCAGTCAAGATCTGAGGAATAGCACCGACTGAGATGCTATCCTTCTTGCTATCATCTACCAATTGAATAGATTTCATCAGAGCATTATATAGTGCCTTATCTTTACAGAATTTCTCGGTGTTATCTACGAGCCATGCCACATCACGATCTTCTGACTTGTCAAGGCCAGAAATCACTTCCTTCGCCAGCTTGAACTGGTCGTCAGACAATCCACTTACTTCATTGATATCAATTTCAACAGCAGATTTTGTAGGAAAGTTGTTATACTTTCCCACATATTCATGAATGACAGAGAAGATCTTACGATCTACAGTATCTGTGAAGTACTCTTCTTTGAGGAATGGAATGACCTTGCGACCATACTCCTCGTTTTCAATAAGATTTCCAAATATAATGTGTTCAATTCTCATTCATCCTCCATCTCATAGACTGCTGCTACCTCATCTTCTTCTTGCATAATAGCACCATTCGATGCAGCATACTTCTTTTCAATGAATTCATTGAACTTAGGACACTGTAGAATAGGATGCCAGAAGCTGAAGCTGTACGTATCGTTCATGCGATACGACTTTTCACCAATCTCTCCAGTTTCCATATCGACCTTCTGGAACCAACCAACCTTTGGCTTGATTACGTGACCAGACTCGAGAGCCATGTCAAGTAGACCAGACCATTTGCTGATGCCTTCGTCCCATGATACTTCGATAGGAATCTTGCTCTTTTCTTTGACGAACCGAGACTTTTCGACATTGATGATGAAGTTGTAGCCAGTCACATCCTTGCCGTCTTTTTCTTGCTGACGACCGAGGATGAAGATGTTATCGGCTGAGTAGTAGATACCAGTACCACCAGAAACGACTGCCTTCGAGTACATTTCTTGAGTCTGGTATGTGTGATTGACCACGATCAGAGGAATATCCTTCAGATTGAGGTGGGGCGTAACCATACGGAACAGAGACTTCAGCTGTTTTGCTCGAGTCATATCTGCGGCAGAGTTTTGCTTGAGTGCATCCTCGACTTCTTTCTTCGAAGCGAGGTTACCGACCGAATCGATCACGACGATGACATGATCACCGCGCTTGATCTCTTCGAACTGATGCATAATATCAAACTTCAACTGTTCGACATCAGTGATGGGAGTATGGAGAACTCGAGATGTGTCGATGCCGAACGAGTCGAAGTAAGATTGTGGAGTACCAAATTCTGAGTCATAGAAAAGCATGACTGCGTCTTGATACTTGTCCATGTATGCCTTCGCCATGAGAAGGCTGAACGAGGTTTTAAAGCCTTGTCATATTGTTCAGTATAACCGATGTATCTTTATTTGTACACCATAATATTCAGCTATTCAAGATTTTATTCAGTTTAGTAATGAAGAGATCAATCTTCTCTCCACGATTCGGCCAATTAATAATTGGGTTTTTATCTGCATCTTTCTTTAAGTTTGTAAGTAAAGGCATGACGGCATCGTACATTGCCCTTGCCTTATCATTACCTTCTTGCTTGATTTCTTCTTCGGAAGAAGTCGTGAAACCGAAATCAAAGTCTAAGTCTATGTCTAGTTTTGCCATTAGCTGAACCAATCCTCGAGTGTTGCGCGTTTTTCTGCTTGCCATCCCATCGTATTAGTGATCGACTCGATAGGGCTGAGATATCCTTTCTCGAACTGTACCGCATAGTCGATGTAAGTTTCCATCTTCAATTCTTTTGGTAGACCATTCGGACACGAGATAACATAGTCTTGTGTCGGATTGGGATTCTTGAGATAGGCAAACTTAATCTTCTCACCGCTGGTAATGGATTGATATTTATTTGTCAGCTTTTTCTTCTTCAACATTTCGTTGTAGACGACAGAGCCACGGACATGGATAGGAGTCTGGCTTTGGAACCTACCGCCTACCCAATATTTCTCGATGTCTTTGACACCACGTGTGAAGGCCACGTCTTCGAATCCGAGCGAGGAAAACTCTGACTTGAAATTGGCCACATACTTCTGAAGATCCGATTCAGATCCACCCATGATAATCTCGAGAGACTTCTTAATGGCATCACGACATGCAGTCGGAGTCGAGGATCGAACTGCTTCGATGCCAGTCATCTTCAACTTTGGCTTCTCATACTCAACGCCTTCAGAGTTCCATACGTTGAGGATGTACATCTTCTTGGCTTTCCAGATGCCTTTGTCGGCGATGTTCTCTCGCTTCATCTGCATCTTCTGATCATAGGCATGCATATAGTCGGCAAGCTCTTGATAAGAACGATCGATGAATGGTTCGATACGTTCCTTACAAATCTTATCGATGTATTGTATCACCTTCTTGGTGTCAGGAACATCATCGCCGAATACATTCTTGACGAGGTATTCGAGAGAGATATACACTGAGTCGGTATCAGAAGCCAACACATAGTCAAAGTTTTCTGTCTTGAGTAGCCTGTTCAGATAGCCATTGATCTTGTTCTCGATCCAACGAATGCTGAGCTGGCCAGAGGTGGTAATGGCTTCGGCATTGTTCACGTCAAACCAACGGAACCACTTGTTACCGAGAGCACCATAAGCCGAGTTCAACTGAATCTTCTTGGCCATCTGCATGTTATCGAGACGTGCAATTTCCTTGACAAGCTTTGGATCCTTCGTCTTCTCGTATTCCTTCTTGCACTCGATCATCTGCTTCTTGTACTTCGTACGATCATCATACATACGATCCATAATCGATGGCAAGAAGCCACGCTTTTCTTTTGTATAGATACAAAGGTTGGCGGCGATAGTGCAGTTCGTTTTATTAAGATAGTCACCGAACTGACTAGCGCCACCAACAAGTAGGTCGTCGATCGACACCTTATCTTTCAAGCGTGTAACAAGAGTCTCGGGCGAGATGTTGTACTGCATAATAAGGTGAGGATAAAGGGAGTTAAGATCGAACGACACAACCCATTTACTCATGCCGACCTTCGGATCTTTGACGTATCCACCTACAAAGGCTCGGTCGGGCTTGTTCTTATCGTTAAGAGGAACCACGATATTGCGATCGAGCAAGTAGTTGTGAGTGATCACGTCCCACTGTTTCACAGTCGTCATGGTATCTTCATAGTTTACTTTTGCGTCATAAGCCAAAGCATAGACCAACTCGATCAACTTTAGCTTATCTTCGAGACGCTCGACGATCTCCACATCTCGAACGTTGTATTCGATGTAGAGTTGAAAGTTTCTTAGCCGAAGGTCGTCGAGGTCGGTATAACCTTCATCGCGGTAGTCAAGCTTTCCTTCGCCGAGTTCAACTTGAGCGATGTAGTCAAGTCGGTAAGATTCCTGCTCTGTGTACGTAAACTTCCTGTAGAGCTGGATGTAATCGAGGACTGCGATACCGATAGGCGCGTAGCATATACAGTCTCGTCCACGGCTGTTAACTTTGTATTCACGTAGCATTTTCCAGGGAGAGAGGCGTTCAGCGTGATCAGATCCAAGAACTTTTCGAATCCTGTTGACAAGATATGGGATATCGAAGAACTCGATGTTCCAGCCTGTGACAACGTCAGGCGAATAGAGTGATCCGTTCCAGACTTCGAGAAAGGCGAGTAAGAGTGCAGACTCGTCTGCGCATTTGTAATATTGTACATTGTCTTGATGCTCCTTATATTCACCGCAACCAAACGTAGTCTTTCTACCATTGCGGCCGATGGTAATAGCCGTGATTTCATTGTCTGCCTTCTCGATATCAGGAAAACCGCCTTCAATGCTGGTCTCGATATCGATCGAACAAACTGAAACGAGAGCGGGATCATACTTGATCTCACCCTTATACTTGTCATAAATATACATGTAAGGCCAATCAGAGAGGCCATAGATGTTCATGCCTGCCACGTTCTCGTAACTCTGCAGAAACTCTCGCGTCTCGGACATGGAATCGAATTGCATCTTGCCTACATATTCACCTTTCAGGTTCTTATGTTCGGTTTGTGCACTTGCTTGAACGAATAAATAAGGTTTGTATTTAACAGAAAACTTGACTGGTTTGCCGTCCGATATTCCACGTACTAAAATTTGATTACGATGACGAGTGACATTTGTATAAAAATTCATTGGATCTCCAGTATCTGGCCGCATTATTAGTTATACTCTAAACCCCAAATAAAGTACATAGTAAAGGCGATAAAAATGAAACTAACTGAACATTTTTCTTTGGCAGAGATGATTGTTTCTCCTACTGCAAAAAGACTTGGACTCAGCAATACCCCAACTCCAGAACATATCGAGAACATGCGTTACTGCTGCGAGAAGATTCTCGAACCAGTACGTAATCACTTTGGCAAACCTGTTCAGATCAACTCGTCTTATCGTGCACCGCTGGTGAACAAGGCAGTTGGCGGATCGAAGACATCACAACACGTCAACGGCCAAGCAATCGACTTCGAAATTCCTGGTATTGACAACAAAGTAGTTGCTGACTGGATCGGTGACAACCTTGAATTCGACCAAGTGATTCTCGAGTTCTACACAAAGGGTGATAAGAATTCTGGTTGGGTTCACGCTTCGATTAAGAAGGGCGGAGGCAATCGTAAGATGCGCATGATCGCCACGAAGTCGAAGGCAGGTGGTACAGTGTATACTACTGTTGCTGACTTTGATCCTTCGACGACAAAGGCAGCTGGTGCACCTACTGTCAATCCACAGATCACTGACGCTGTAACGCAAGCGAAACCAGTAGCTGCAGGACTTGGTCCATTAGCTGCACTCCAAACCAAATGTGGCATTACTGCCGACGGTAAATGGGGACCTGGCACTTATAAGGCAGCCAGAGATTATTTCAAACTGACTAACAACCAAGCTGCGCACTTCTTTGGTCAGTGTGCTCACGAGTCAGGTGGCTTTAAGGTATTCTCTGAAAACCTGAACTACTCAGATAAGGGACTTAACGGCATCTTCAAGAAGTATTTTCCTACGATCGCTTCGACTGCAGGTTATGCACGTAAGCCAGAAAAGATCGCTAATAAGGTTTACGCTAATCGGATGGGGAACGGTTCAGAAGCCTCTGGAGATGGTTGGAAGTGGCGTGGTCGAGGCCCGATCCAACTGACCGGGAAAGACAACTATACAGCTTTTGCCGCTGACGTAAAACGTCCTGACGTCTTGAAGAATCCTGATCTTGTGGTTGGCGAGTTGGCTTTTGAGTCTGCATTATGGTTCTTCCGTAAGAATGGATTGCTTGCAATTGCAGATAAGGGTGTAACCGATGCTGTGATCACTCAAATCTCGAAGCGAGTGAATGGCGGTACACACGGTCTTGACGATCGTCTGAAGAAGACGAAGCAGTATGCCAACTGGGGCTAAATCTTGTTACAGAATATCTGAAGAGTAACTCTCAGTTTACCGTTAGGATGCACAGGAGTCGTGCAGTGTTCGTGACCTAGGTCGTTGATCACTGCACGATTTCTTTTAGGTAAGATGGCTTTGATCTCTGCACGATCCTCGTACATAAAGTATCCGCCATAATCGCGGTCCCATTCAGGATTTAAATATACAGTGATAGCTGCCTGTTGTCTATCTGTGTCAGTATGCCAGGGAATATAGCTATGTGCGGTCCAAAAGTAGAATAAGATAGATCCTCCTTCTACCGGTCGATATCCATAGTTCATTGTACTATTGTAGATATTTTCAAATAAAGAACTATCTCTATAGATGTTATGACATAAAACTGGATAGCTATCTTTTACAATTTCATACGGCCAATTTGCATTAGTAAAAAACACATTATCTCCAGCTCCATAAATCTTTGCCGCAGAGTCATAACAGTTTTGGTAAAGTTCTTCTGATAAAAAATTATCTACTATTTTTACCATAATTATCATCCCATAAATTGAAGGGGACCGAAAGGTCCCCTTCTTTTTACTTGGTTTTACCTTCTGCCAAGAATTCGGCAGCTTGCGACGGATATTCTTCGTCGTTAATTTCTACCTTCTTCGGCTTTTTTTCTTCTGGAATAAATGCTTCCAACCAAATCTTCAGCATGCCATTAACGAGAGAAGAACTCTTTACTTCAACGTTATCAGCGAGAGTGAATTCGCGTTTGAATCCTCGCTCGGCAATTCCCTTATAAAGATATTCAGTAGATTCAGGCGAGTCGCACTTTCCATGGATAGACAACTTGCCTTCTTGCAATTCAATATCAATCTCTGACTTACCGAAACCAGCAACGGCTAGTTCGATTACATAGCGATTTTCATCGACTTTCTTGATATTGTATGGGGGATATTTAATCGGCATCATTTGTGCCGATTGATCGGCAATATCTGCCAACTTTTTCATGACGCGATCCGCGCCAACAAAATAGCGATCCATCTGTGGGATCATTGTTGTATCAAACTTCATATATTTTCTCCTATTAAGCGAGGTTATGTTGTGTCACCCAGTAGGCGTGACGGTTTTATTTATAAGATAAAGCTGGACACCAGCCTCAAGAAACATCTGTTTTGTGATGTCCCAACGCAAATGCGGTCGATCTTCTGTAGGTTCATATGATACCACCTTCGCGATACCTTTCTGAATGATCGACTTGGCACACTCATTACACGGCAACAGCGGACTGAAGAGTGTGCAACCTTCGACAGAGAGCGGTGCATTATCAAGTGCGTTACGCTCCGCGTGTGCTACGAAGAGGTATTTTGTTTCTTTGTCGTTATAACGATCAGTGAGATCCTTGATACCACGAGGAAATCCGTTAAAGCCCAGTGATACCACACGATTCTGCTTATCGACGATCACACAGCCTACCTGAGTAGAAGGATCTTTCGACCATGTAGCTACATGCTCGGCAAGACTCATGAATCGGTCAGCCCACTTACTCACTTCTTTTTCTCCGATTTAACGATACGTTCGCGCAGGCTCGATGAACTATAATCGTGCTTGCGACAGCAATAGTGGATTGGAATGCCTAAGTCAGCTCCTGTGAAATCGGTTCGATCAATGTAATCTGACCCGAGGAATCGAACACTCCAGTCGAAACTTGCAAGTAGATTATAAAGATCCGCTTCTGTGTCATATGGAATTACGTGATCGACATATTCACACGAATCTACCTGCAAGTATCGCTCGTACATACCTTGAATCGGTTTATTTTTCTCGGGGCGATCGATTGTAGGATCTGACTGAAGAGCCACAATCAATCGATCGCATTCCTTCTTTGCTTCCATTAGCATAAGGACATGACCTGCATGAAACAGATCAAAACAACTTGCTACGATACCTACGCGTTCTTCAGATTCCATTTACCAAAACTCCTATCACCATTCCTATAACTAGCAAAAGCACCATATAGAGACAGCCTGATCGAGTCAGGCCGTCCCACATCTCGCGTTGACGAGGATGATTAGTCATACTCGATGCCGTCATCCTGCTTACGACCCATATAATGGTCGTCACTTACACAATGAAACTGTGCCTGCAGACTGGTATTGACGATAGTCTTTGTCACCTGTCCAGCAAACTCTACACACTGCTCCGCACTGCTAGTCTCATAGACATCTTTTGCAAAGTACTCACCATCGGCGGTGAACAGATATACGATCAACCAAAAACTCATATTAGTTTACCTTTACTTTTACGAGGTTAGCAGGAGCAACGCAGTATAAACCTGCATCGGTATCGACCTTAATCAGACCGCCATCATAGCAAGCCTTCGTGGTTGCTTCAGCCAGAGCTTTCTCAGCATTTTCGTTTTTGATAGCTGCTGTCAAAATAAGCATCAACAAAACAATTGCAACAGTCATAAAACCGGCGAAGCTGAATACGGCTTCAAAAATCTCTTTAACAATTTTCATAACAAATTCCTTTTAATTAACGATTCATCCACTTTGCATACAGGCCAACTTCACGGCCATATGCTTCTATCTCCCAAGGAGCATCGAAGTATGCATCTTCTTTGCTCTTTGGTTTCCAGATTTCACCCATCCACTTGCTGTAGATTTTGAGACCGCCACGAGCAGCAACCGCATGACCGGTCTGAAGTTCGTTTTTGGCGTGTTGTTTGACATGGACCATTTCGTGGCCAAGAGTCTTGATCATGGCACCAATGTCTTGGCTCTTGAGGCCGATGGTGAACCACCGAGGATTCTTAAAACCATCTTCATCTACGCATTCGCCTTCGACGTCAAGGTTGTTGTAAACTTCGATGTCGAGGGTGATGTTGCGGGCCATCCGAGGATCCATCAGTTGGTTGGCGAAGAACTCTGCGGCTTCCTTGAGGAGGGCCTTTTCTTTACGCTTGCCAATCATACCTGTGATCGTGATGTTCATGTTTTCGTCCTTCATCATTATAGGTCCACCTTACCAAACTTTTGATAAAATGTACATGCTAAAAATCAACGTGAACGATAATTTGGTCTCGGAAAATCTCTGTCTGCAAGTTCTGGCGTATCAGGATGGACATAGTGAATGAACAGCTGAACCAATGAGTCAATCTCGAGTGGATCTCGCCAATGCCACTTTCCTCCATACTCATGACCGCCATTAAAGATAATGGCATCTCCTTCATCGAGGTCGATAGGAATGGCATCGCTTTTGTCTTCGTTCTCACTGAACCATAAGAACGTATTGCCTTCACCTCGTTTAGACATAGTCAAAGTCATCGAGTATTGACAAGCTTCTCGATCGCGATGGATCTTGAGTTCAGATCCGCGATAATATTCTCGTGAATAAGAGTATGATGGCACCATGTCCTCAATACCCCAAATCTTTTCTATGATATGCTTGCAATAGAGAAGAATACTATCATCGAAGAAGTTACGATCGACTTCTTCGATATGCCCATCAATATATGGTCCAAATTCTGGCTTTCTCATTCCTTTTGTGTGTGTGATGTCGATAAAAGCCTTATACATCTCGATCATATCAGGAGACAAAACTCCTTTGATCTTTACGAATCCATTCTTTTCAAACTCATCTCTGTAAGATGCAAACATACTGTCGTCAATCATATTACCTCACTTACTGGTAGCTCTATAAACTCCGTCCCACTTGAGTGGTTCATCAGTCTTCAAATCATATATTCTTTGTTCCATCATAGCATAGTATGCATTGAGCTCTTCGTTCCAGCATCGCTTGAGATCTTTTATAAGATTCAGAGCTTCATCCCATTTGCCTTGACGATAGAGATCGAGGAACTTCTTATGTAGTAATTCTCCAGCGCCGTCAGAAACATCGAGAACGGTGTAGATTCTTGCTGGTTCTGTCTTACCTTTGACAGCAATCAGATCGAGTTCGACTATTTGGTATACAGACCCCACCAATTCGGCCGTTTGTGGCCCGACGATGAGTTTAACTCCATAAGGCTTGGTTTGACCTTCCAGACGAGCAGCCAAATTAACGCCGTCGCCCAGACAAGTATAATCGAAACGCTGATCAGAGCCCATATTACCCACAACCACAGTGGCAGTGTTAATACCAAGACCCATACCGAAAGCTGGAATGCCTTCTCCTTTAATCTCTTCATTGAAAATCTCCAAATCTTTTAACATTTGAAAGGCAGTTCGAACAGCATCTAATGCATGCTTATTGTTATCGAGCGGAGCATTCCAGAATGCCATTTGCGCATCACCAATATACTTATCAAGTGTGCCGTTGTTTTCGAGAATCGCCCGTGTCATGACTGTCATGTAACGATTCATAATAGAAGTCAAGCCTTGGACATCATCTCCGTAGTGTTCAGAGATTGTAGTAAATCCGCGAACGTCTGTAAACATGATCGAAAGATCACGTGATTCTCCGCCAAGCTTCAAGAGTTCTGGTTGTCTTTGTAGTCTTGCTACCAGATCTGGGCTCAGATATGTGCCGAACTGTTTCTTAATCTGTTGCTTCTGTAAATACTCTGAGATAAATTTCACTGTATAGATATGAATGTAGATCAGCAGCGCGCCTAATACGTTGAAGCTGATATCCATCATTATACCATAAGTGCCGAATAAGTACACCGGTAAATACACATAGGCAGCAATCAATGCTGCGATATATACATACGAGAACTTAAATCGAGAGATAACTACCAATGCCAGGAAAAGAAGAAGAAACCCGCCAAGATCTACAAGCGGAATCCAATTCGGAATCGACACAGAGTCCCCATTTATCAGAGTCTCAAGAATACTCGCTTGGAGTTGATGGGGATGTTGGGCACCTGAAGGAGTCGCTACAGGGTTACTTAGCCCAGCTGCAGTCACTCCAACAATCGCGATTTTACCTGCCAGATCGGGCAAAGGACCCGCACCAATTTCGTATGATTGAAATTGGTAGTTCGGATTGATGAAGGTTCTTCCATACTCGTCTGTTTTAATTGTTTCAAAAGAAGGAATTCGTAATGCTTCAACCCCAGTCTGATTTATCTTGGCTTGATACGAAGAGTCTCCTGCAGCTACACGCAGCATCTCTAGAGCAAATGCGGGATAGTATTCGCCTGATGACTCAGATAGAAGAGGAACTCGCCTTACAACCCCATCAGTCTCGGGTAGGGTTGACGTTATCCCAACACCGGCTGCGGCTTCTTGAAGAACTGAGACATTACTTAGAACGCATGGGTATTGAGGAAGAAATTCAGTTGCTTCTCCATCGCCGATTACGGCAACGCCTGTCTTCCGAATTGTCGCGCTTGCCCGTGAACAAGAGTCGCTTACCGTCTGGCTAAGAACGACAGGATATTGCTTTAGCGAATCCGCAAGATCTCGATCAGTCCCCAACCGATCACGCTCAGGGTAAAGTATAGTGCTACCAACAAGAGCAGCCCCTCGGCCATAGACCTCAGAATGAATGTCAGCGTAGACTTTACGCGGGAACGGATATTGGCCATATTTCTCAATCGCTTTCTCGCCAATATTTATCAAAACGATCTGTTCTGACTTCTTTGGTTCAGAAATCATAAGGTAGTCGTAAAACTTGAGGCGAGTGGCTTCGACGAGATATGGATCCGAGATCTTTACTGTCATAAGAAGAGCGAACGTAAAGATCGCCAGCCATGGGCTCAGAAGAATCGATTTAATTTTTTGTGTAGCTGTACCCACTGCAAGGTCCTGTCGCGCATGTTATTGTCATTGAAGCGGAGTCAGTAGCACTCGCAGCAGTTTGCGATACAGTGACTCCAATTCCTGGATTATTTATTATCAGTTGAAACAGCTTTTGTGAAGCACCAGATTGAGTGATGGTTGCATTCAATCCGCCATAAGGTGCGCTGATATCTAAGAAGTGATTACCTGTGCCTTGTTGCAAAGTAGTAATTACATTCGAGTTACCTAAGATATTGAAGAACGCATACTTTCCACCGGCATCTTTCTGCTGAGCAGTCAGTTGATTTCCCGTTCCATTCATTACCAGCTCTGTATACTTACCATTATTTTGTTGTGTAAGAGATACGGTGTTATTATTACCAGTGACAGACACTTCGGCAAGATTGTTTCCGAGAACGGTAGTAGCAGTGCCTTGATTAATAGTAATATTGTTGTTGCTACCATTAATTAACATGTCTTGAGAACCGTTAACACCTCTGATGGCATTAAACCTTGAGAACTGTTCGACGTTGACGGTATTATTATCGCCGATATTTTGAATGTAAATCGAGTTACTTGTAATAGCATTCGTCTGGCCAAGCTTAATAGTCTGATTAGTCGTAATCGATACAGCAGGATATGCAGGCGCTGGAGGTGGAGGTGGAGGTGTGGTCGGTGCAGACGATCCTTCGTTTGGAGCTATAGGATTAAACGTGGTTCCATTCAGAGTTGTTGTTCCTTGCAACTGGTCGATGAACAAGATAGGAGAAAGAGCTGTGTCACCAAGATTGAATGACGAGAAGCCGAGCGTATAGTTGCCATCAGTCGGTACAGTAAACACGGCGAGTTGCCAACCAGTGGCACCATAAGATCCTACTGAATAGTTACCAGTTCCTTGATTGGTAAATCCGAGCAGAGCATAATTCTGTGTCTGACCGTTTAAAGTTGGAATTCCTGGTCCATTCGTCAACGTAATCATCGAGCCGTCGTTGTAAGGAACATAGTCGGTCGACAGATATTGCCAGCCAAACGTGTATGTAATTCCGGCTTGTAGGAATACGGTTCTACTCACAGACGAAGCATTCGTAGGATACATTGACCCATTCGAATAGATCGTATTTCGAATGGTTGTAATATCGGTTGAGCTTAGACCAAGCGTAGTCATGGCTGTATTGAATTGAGGAGAACTTCCTCCTGCTTGGACCGATATCATATAAGAACCATAAGGTGTAATTGTCCAGCACTTACCTCCACCTGGGCAATAGTTTTGCATGCCAGTTGTCACTTGAACTCCCTGACCAGAATCTGACCAACTCGTTCGAAGTGTGGTGGATCCGTTAGAAACTGTCCAACCTGCATAAGTTCCATCTTCGAAACCATAGTTCGAAGGCGTCTGCGCATTTAACTGTACGCTAAACGTTAACAGTAGTAGTGTTAAGATCCATCTGATCATCTTGCACCTGACTCTTGTATTACGGTGATATTTCCTTGTGGTCTACCTGTACCTGTCGTAGTCCATTTATCATCCATAAAATTGTAGGCGTCGACGATTCCATTCTGTACAGAAACGAGTTGAATTTCTGTGTCTTTTGGTAACCATACGATCACAGATTGATTCTTATCCTCTGAGATTCTCGAGTATACCCATCCGACTTGCAGTTGTTTCTTGAAAGTAGGAGATACGTTTGTGTAGATAGTTTCTGTCGGTCTTGCACCAGAATTATACTCTGCATAGATATTTTGAAGTTCATCTTGAGTAGGCAAACGAAGAGTAGCAACTGCGACTTCTTCTACGCCGTCTCCACCGGTATTTGGATCTTGGTTGTCATCAGATGCGGCTTTTGCAGGATTGACAAATTTCTTGAGTGATTCGCGAGCAGCGTTGATGAGTGATTGTCCATCGTCTGTTTCGAGAGGAGAGATCTGAATATTGTTGTCCATACCCTTCATTGCAGGGTTAATTACGACCGGAGGAGCAGGAGGAGCGTAAGAATTCTCGACCATCGTTGCTTGGAATGGCTGAGTCAGAGTCACGATACCTGCAGCAGTGATAACATCGATAGCTCCAGACGGGCATTCGAAGTTGATCTTTGTAATATCTTTATCGTTATAACATTCTGGAACGAGGACAACAGTCGATCTGCCGGCCTCATCGACTGACATGACAAAGTCTGTGCCTCTTACGGCAATCGTTGCGGTGGGTGTCCGTATACCAACACCGCGAGCGTTGCCATGAGCAATGCCACCAGAAGTATATCTCGCAGTTCCCAAAGCCAGCTTAAGACCAAGCTTGCCTTTGCTCTTATTGTTTCCATCATAGACGAAATCATCGATGACTAACCTTGAATTTTGTGTGATGTTAACTGTGGTGGCATCGACGAATCGAATCTTAAATCTACCCTGAGAATTGGTAGAGACGGTATCGTTCTTTTCGATACTCGAGCCTTTAGCAGCAGGTGCGACCTTTGCACCACGCTTCACGGAACCTCCGCCCTGAAACTCTGATATCGATCCCACGCCTGCAAAGGCGGGAACCGATATCAGAAGTAAGAGATTAATGGCCAGTCTTGATATTAAACGTACCATTTGAACCCGTCGACTTAAGATTGATTACGGTTTCCGAAGCTCCGTATTGCTGGGTTGTAATGGTGTTCAGTGTACCTGTAAGATTCACATAGAGCGAATGTCCAAATGTTCCGCCGAGACCTGTTTGTGTCACGTCGAAGTCATTGTAGTCACCTGTGACAAGAACAGTCTGCGTAGCATTTGGTGACAGCGCGTCGATATTGAACGTGTTGTTATCACCAGTGATATCCATCGAGTTACGGATATTTGCACCCGAACCATGGAACACAAGAGAGTTTGAATCGCCAGTAAAGCGAGCGTTCATATCGAACTGATTACAGATCGCGTCAGATACTAAAGTACCGCAACGAATGTCTGCAGTATTTAGGTCGCCGATTTGGCGTATTGTAGCTGTGGCAACTCCTGTGCCTCCAGTTGCGGATACGATTCCCATGTAGAGTTGGTTTCCGTTACCTGTTTGTACAGCGATGACACTTTGATTATCGCCGCGTAGGTAGATAGGATCACCAGAATCGCCAATAATGTTGGCAGTGCCTGTCTGAACAATGTTAACATCAACGTTTCCGCCTTCTTGATCAATATACACCTTGTTGGTGGTTGCAACTGCGGCTGCAGTCACTTCATTCGGAGAGGTAGTTACGATTGTTGGTGGTGTTGGGGCTGTTGGTAGCACTGTTTGTGCAACCGCAGATGTTCCATAAAGAAGAGCAGCGCCAACGAATAAAGCTTTACTTAACTTCATTTGTTGTTTCCTTTTGCTTAAATCTCCATAGACCTTTACGTTCACCATCCTTGATCAATTCCACAACGGCCGTTTCTATGGCTGAACGGATCGCATAACTACCAGCTTCATTCGATGTTTGTTGTCCATCAAATTCAAAAGCTTTTGTTGCCATGTCAAAGAATTTAAATGCTGTCACTCCCTCGGATGTAGAGAGCAGATTCTTCTCAACAGTGACAGAGGTGAGGACTTCACCTGTCTGTACTGAGACGAGTCGCATACTAATAGTAACTTGATCTTCTGCGTACTGCTGATAAGGACCAATTCCAAGGAATCGTGCACCGTTACCACCAGTCTTGGTATTTGAACTATAGTCAATAATACCGCCTTCAAGAATGATACCTGCAACCATGAGAGGAGGAAGCGGTTCTGCACCTTCTCCGAGTTGCTGTTCTCTCATCTGTCTGACAAGCTGACGTTCTTTAATAAGAGAATCGATACCTACGCGTTCGACTGGACGAAACCACTTGCCATCGCCAGTATCTGCCAATGTTTTGATAACATAAGCATCGGCGCCTTGAGTTACCGCCGTCGAGAAGCTGGCTTGAGTAGCAGAAGGTTTACGTTGTCCTGTTCTATCAGTGAACGAGTAGATAGCGATAGGAATCACTTGTCCATCGAGCTCTGGTAGATTTTTAAACAACTTAGGATTTGCAAATCTTTCTACCTCAGCATCTTCTCGTAGAAGATATGACTGATTCAGATGAGGATGCATTCCGCCTATGCAACCAGATGTTGCAAGAAGTATTGGAAGCAAGAGTAGTTTTTTCATGGCTTTTCCTTAGAACCCAAAGGTTGCGATAGGAACAGTCACGACTGTCGTATTACCAGCTTTGTCGACAACCGTCAACGTCACTGATGTACCAGTTTTTACATAGCTAATCGTATTACCATCGAGGGTGAATATGCCCTGTTGAGCAGAACCTTCAGCAAAAAGATTGTTTGAAAGCTGCGTCGCCAGCTGAGCATATACCTGAGATGTAAACAGTGCCATAAACTTGGCAAGCGGAGTGTTAGCTGCTTCGGATCTCGCAAGAGCTAGCTTTGCGGCTTCGGCATCTTTGATTGCTTGCTCACGAGAACGCTCTTGCGCATCGATTGCTTGCACATGTTGTGACCATCCATATCCATTGAAGGAAGGACTTTTAAACTGTTGTACAATCGGATCAGCTTTTGCCGGCGCGCTGAAGCATATCAATAACGTCAATATTGCTAGTTTCTTCGACACTTTCTTCTTCCTTTTTCTTTTCAGAAGAAAGACTAAACTCAAGCGAGAAGATCTTAATGATTTCAATCTTTAGATTTATATTCATCGTGATCTTCCTTTATCTGCAATACTACACTCACCTTCTGTTGTAACCGAATCATATCATTATCAAGCATGCGAACACGATCAATGAGAGCAATCAAAATAGCGTTTGTCTCACCAATCAATGGCATTAATTTATCTGTAACGAACTTGTAGATAAACCATACAAAATATCCCATACCCACCGAGGAGACAATAGGAAAACCATATTGTTTTACAAGTTCAGCAACCGTATTTAAATCCATTAATCTTTTCTCGCATCGTTCTTCCCGTCGGCTCGAGCGATACGATCCAGATCCGGTTTCAGTCCTAGTGCCGAACTTACAACCGCATCCATTCGGATAATGTCATGGTTCATCGTTCGAACTCGATTGTCGAGTCCCATGATAATACCTTGCATACCCTTAATGGCTTTCACAACACTTTCTAAAATATAATTAATGACGAAGTAAACAAAAACCCCAGCAATCAGCGCAGCTGCGATAGGGAATCCGACATCAGCAATCAATTTAAAAATAGCGTCGTAGTTCATACAACTATTTATACTACTTCGTAACTGAGGCGCTACACTTCGTACAAATGTTATTATATGCTCTGTCGATGGTCTCGACGTGCTTATCACTCAACCACATCTCGGAGAGTTCTTGTTCAAGAACATTACCAAAAATATAGTCGAAGTTATAGTCATTGCAACAGAGAATGGCATCTCCACTCGAGTTGATACTCAGCCACTCATAGTTGCGATCACCCCAGTTTTGACAACCTACGACAGTACGATTCTTCATACGATCTTTCATGTAGTCTTCTTCAGTAATATACTGAGCGATAAGACCGGTACGATCAATCAGATCAGACTTTTCTATATCAAACTTAGGGAACAGTTTCGTGGCAATATCTACTTGCCTCTGATGCTCTCCAGTCTGTAAGTCGAGATCGATGCCAAGCTCTTCAAACTTCGGGCCTTTCTTCAAAGATCCTGTCTTAAATGAGAGTTCGTTGACACCGTTGACGATAAGCTTCACTCTTCCTGCAAGTTTGCGAGTTACGGCATGATTATGCAGGTTTTCAAGATTCTCCATCATATCATCGAATCGCTTGGCAGGAAATCCTGATCTCTTCGACCAGACTTCTGCATTTTCATATGCAGGAATGTTCAGTGCGATTTCTTGAATGACAGAAGGAGTATACTTGTTGATGATATCGAGTTTATCAGGAGTCAGATTGACACCGTTGCTCAGAATGAAAGTCTTCAGACCATAGTGCTTTGCCAGTTCGAGTAGCTTCTCGAAGTCTTTGTACAGCAGCACTTCACTGTAGTGTGTGGTCAGAAAGAGATCAAAATCTGGACTGACGACTCCGTTTGGTGTCTCTCGTTCGACAATAAGTTTTCGAAAGATCTTCTCGACGTCCTCAATCGGCATCTGCTTCATACCAGATTCTGGTTGAGGAATGTACCTGACAGGACAATACCAGCACTTGGCATTACAGAACCCAAAAAGGTCGATAGCCAAGCGCTGGATTTGATATGCTTTTAACCTAGAACGAATAAATGTCGACAAAATTCACCTCACGTGTTTGATACTGAGGTTATTTATCAGCTCTTCAAGAAGAGCTGGTCGGCATTCAAAAACAATTCGTCGAACTTCTTCAACCACATCGCTTTAAACTCGGGGTTCTCGGCACGCTGAGATGCAACAAGAACGTTCTTCAAACGACGGGCAAGTACTCGATCTGGTTTCATATAATAACTCCTACAAAAAGAATGGTAACGATAAAGGCATTTACGACGAACAGAGCCTTATCTTTGGCAACTACGGCTACATAAGCCCAAAGGCCTGCGCCGAAGATCGAGAGAATAAGATCTATCGTATGGAACTCAAAGGCTCGGCACGATGCGGCGATAATGACGCAGAGTGTGCCAATCCACTTGATGGTTTCGAGGAAATTAGTCACGCTGATAATTCTCCAACAGAGCAAAGCCAAACGAAGCGCAGCGATAAAGCTGACCGTTATATTCGAGGATGTCACCGACCGACATCGAAGAAACAGCGCGAGTAACCTTTTGGACCTTATCGCTATTCCAAAGGTTCATATACTCAAAAGCTTTTTCCATGTCATTGGTATCAACAGTAGCAACGTGAGTGTAGTACTGAAAATTTTCAGCTTTGAAAGTACCATCGAAACTACGATCGAAGTAAGCCTTGATGCGGTCGCTAGTTTCACCGCTATTGATCATGTCAACTTCGGCGTCGGTAAGAGCGATCTGGTAAACCTTAATCATTTTTTGTTTCCTTCTTTATTATAGGTCCACCTTATATTGTTTTCGAAATAATGTACATGCTTAAAACACAAAAAAACGCACTCAAAATCACTCGAGTGCGTTTTTTTTGATCAGCGATCTTCCGTGTTAAAACTTTCTGCAAAGCTTTGGTCGCCGTGGCTGTGCCACGTTCCTTTGACCTGAACTCGTAGATACATGTTATGACGAGCGCCATATTCATAGATCCACGATAAGACGCTCGGAGTTATTTCTTTACCAGCTTCTCGTACCTCAAGATACGTTCCACCTTGCCAGTCTCGATGTGTTAGGATCACGCCTGACAGATCTGGTCGAAACCATTCTGGAAATACCTTGTTACTGTCTAGCATCCACGAGCAAAAATAATTCTTACAAGTCGAAGGTCGAAACTCGTAGATAGTACAAGCTTTTCCGAGGAAGTGGCAAGGGCGACCGGGGAACATTTCATGTCCCTCGATATTCGCGCTTTGCCACCCCTCACAACATGCGGTGCAATCACCACATGAGCGATTCATTACACGAGTCGTAGCTCTATTCGTCGCCATTTTTCTTTGGATACCTCTGATAATATGATTCTTCGATATTTTCTCCGAAGAAATCGATATCGAGTTCGTTGAGTTCCTTGACAACACGATAGCCGAGGTAGGAAAGGATTCCTACGACTGCTACGCCTGCAACTCCAGCAACGACCTTCTTCTTATCCATTTTCTTTCAGCCAATTTAAGATGTTTTCTGGAGTAGTTTCATCATAAGGATCTGTCTCGCAGTTATCTTCAAAACCTGGTTCGACGAACCACTTCTCGATCTTACCGTTATTGACGATACAAGCATAACGCCATGAACGTTCACCGAAGCCAAGGTTTTCCTTGTAGACGTTCATCTGCATATCACGAGTAAACTTAGCAGATCCGTCAGGAATCATCTTTACCTTCTTAATCTTCTGTTGCTTCGCCCAACAATTCATCACGAATGCATCGTTGACCGATACACAGACGATGTCGTCAATGCCAAGATCCTTGAAAGCCTTGAAGTTTTCTTCAAAACCAGGAAGCTGATACGTCGAACATGTAGGCGTGAAAGCACCAGGAAGTGAGAAGAGTACTACACGCTTCTTCGCGAAGTAGTCGAACGTTGTCTTATCTTCCCAACGATACGGATTCGATCCTTCGATAGAATCGTCGCGGACACGAGTTTTAAATACGATATTTGGCACTACTTCTGGCAGTTCGCTAAACTCGCCATCTTTAAACTTGTGCCAATAACGTTTAACAGCAATTGTTTCTGCCATAATATATTCCTTACCAATGATGGATTGCATTTGCAATCAGAAAAATGTTTGCTATGACGGATTGTACAATAATCAACGTCCGGATCCAAGCGACTTTATCAGACTCGCGATCACATGAAGTTGCTTTTTCGCCTAAAGCTTTTGCCCAAATACGCCACATAACTAAATTCCATGAATAAAGGCGAAGTGGGAGGATTCAGTTGTACCTCCAAGGCCCAGTCAATTACTATCTGTAATCTCAGCCTACGACTCGTTTGCCGGTTGAGCGGGAGACCAATCCCCGAGTCTACTTTATCCCCACTGACAAGGGGATTATTCAGTCACACTTCTTACCAGGTCCGTCGACCCAGATATCTATTTGCTCTGTGGGATCCGCCCCCACGTACCAGCCCTCAATGGCCGGATCTTAGTCTAATTGCACGGACTACCGTGTCCCAGATCAAGAGCAAAACTTATATTAGAACCTTACACCGAGTCCTACAAGACCACCATGCTGGCCAACGCCACCATCAAAATCGGTGTAACGGTATTCGATCTTACCATAGACTGGACCATAAAGGTTGGCTTCAACGCCACCGCCTACGCGGAGACCTTCAAGTTCAGCAGTCGTGGTTTGCTTCCAGTTGGCATAGCCAACCTTGCCATATACAAGTGCCTTATCGGCAACTACGAAACCGAGACGAGCTGCGGCACCAATGTTGCGACGATCAAAGACATTGTCAAGCGTAGCTTCAACGCCAACAACGACGTTCTTGTAAAGCTTTGCATCAAGACCAACACCAGCACCATATGCTACGTCAGTCGGATCAACTCCACCAGTAACATCATCTAAACCTGCAGTAACTTCTGCGCGTACACCAGCAAAGTCATTTGCCATGGCTGGAGTAGCTACAAACGCTGCCGCAACAGCAAGAGGAGCGAGATACTTTTTCATACATTTACCTTTTATTGTTGTTGAGGTCGGCAGTTTAAGACATACCGAGGTCTATTGAATGTAATGGCTACTGAGGTGTCGACACGCTACAGTCGGTAATTTCGCTCTTTACGTTCCTATCTTCCCCCAAATCGCTTGGTCGCCACAGGAACTTCCATCACATTCAAACTGGCTCCTCAAGATGGATTCGAACCACCGACCAGGCGATTAACAGTCGCCGGCTCTACCGCTGAGCTATTGAGGAATAACTCTTTATTTATATACTATTGCTATCTTTGTTCATTGCCATCTGATCAAGTACACGCTGTTCTTCTTTCAAACGAGCTGCTTTCGCAGCAGGCGTTTCAATCTTCTTTGCATTATGCTGATCACGCTCTTCAACCGTCATCTTGTTTGTCATATCAAGAATGATATTAAACAACCGATTAAACTCAGAAGAGTTAGGAAAATAGCGCTGAACTGATGCGAAACGATTTTCAGCCATAGTCAAATAATCAGAATTAGTCATTATAATCTCCATTTCTTATTATTCAATCTACTACAGTTTACATAATTTGTACACCGTTTATTTCCACCAAAGCGCTTTTATTGGATAATCTGCCGGCTTAAGGACATACCAAATTGATAGTGTGTATCGATGATCATGTGCAATCATACTGACACCATGCTTTAGTTTATGTCCATTGAAGCCAACCATTCTTCCGCATTTTGGTTGAACACTTACTGGCTCTTCTGATTCGATGTACGTGTTTCCACCTGAGTATGTATCATTCAAATACAAAACGGTTGTAAACGATCCAAAGTCTCCAGCTCTCTCATCAAAGTGAGCCACGTGTTCAGTGTTCGGAGATCTACACTCAATTTGTGCTCTTTGCACTAAGAAGTTCTCGTCAATCGGCGTAAGCACTTTTGTTAAAATGCTTTTGATATAGTCATCATATGGTTGACGATCATGACGTGAAACTACAGTTTTGAAAACATAGTTATAGCCTTGACCATGAAGAATCGGACTCGACTCGTAGAAACGAATCAAGTCTTGACACTCTTCGCGAGTCAACACATCATTAAGGATTGTGATATCTTCTTTAAACATACTTTATATATCTGGAGCCCTCGGCAGGATTCGAGCCTGCAACCTTTTGATTCGTAATCAAGAGCTCTATCCAGTTGAGCTACGAGGGCATAAATGGTACCGGATGACGGGATTGAACCGCCGACCCTCTCGGTGTAAACGAGACGCTCTACCGCTGAGCTAATCCGGCATTAAACTGGTACGGATGAAGGGACTCGAACCCCCACGACCGAAGTCACTGGTACCTAAAACCAGGGCGTCTACCATTCCGCCACATCCGCATGGTGCCTTTGGAGAGATTCGAACTCCCGACACGTGGATCTTCAATCCACTGCTCTACCAACTGAGCTACAAAGGCATTATAAGTGACCACCTGCAGTGTGCCTTGATTGCTTACTTCCGGACGTTGCAATCTTCCCAGATAGTCTTTACTGTTGCAACAGCAAGTGCTATCACCTTCTCTAGTGCTTTCGCTGCGGGGTTCAGCAGAGGTGGTCTATATTGGTGGAGGATAACGGGATCGAACCGTTGACCTTCTGCGTGCAAGGCAGACGCTCTCCCAGCTGAGCTAATCCCCCAATATCTTTAAACACAATTTTAATATTCGAAACTTTGTATATCTCTGCTAAAACGGTTTCATCTGTAAACGCCGCACGATTCAAAGGTGTATCTGGCACATACATCACACATTCCGCAGATTCGCTTCTCATATTCACATTCCCAAATGGTGACACAGGATGGATTCGAACCACCGGCTAACGGCGTATGAGACCGTCGCTCTACCACTGAGCTACTGTGCCATATTCTGGTGCGGACGGAGAGAATCGAACTCTCAACTACTGGGTGGAAGCCAGTCACGTTACCACTACGCCACGCCCGCATTAATTCTGCTACTCATTTATCAGACCCGCGAGTTGTGCGAAGTCACCTCTGACCCGAAGCATCAGTAGGAGGTTTAGTAGCTAACCTATTTAATATCTGGTGCCCCCACGAGGACTCGAACCCCGGACCTGATGATTACAAATCAACTGCTCTACCAACTGAGCTATAAGGGCGAAATGGTCGGGAATGTAGGATTCGAACCTACGACCTCCTGCTCCCAAAGCAGGCGCGCTGACCAGACTGTGCTAATCCCCGTTATTGGCCTACTATATATACAAGTTATAGTCGACTATCAACTAATTTCCACATAATTTGTTCAATAATATTCGCTTCTTCATCCATATCTGCTTCAAACAATGCGTTCTGCAGGGATCCGACGTCACCGTTAACTAGTTCATCGAAATACGGAGAATCTTCCAAAAGCTTACTCATAATATATCCTTTATAATGGATGCCCCTCCAGGGATCGAACCTGAACTCTTCGGAATCAAAATCCGACGTGTTGCCAATTACACCAAGGGGCAATAAAAGTGGTGGGAAAGTGAGGTATCGATCCTCCCCCGCGAACGGATCAGATTTACAGTCTGACTGCCTAGGTCTCTCCGGTAGGTTCTAGAATACCGGATAATTCTGGTGAACGATCTGGGGCTCGAACCCAGGACCTACAGGTTAAAAGCCCGTTGCTCTACCTACTGAGCTAATCGTTCGAAATGGTAGACGATGTAGGATTCGAACCTACGACCTAAGGATTAAGAGTCCCGCGCTCTACCGACTGAGCTAATCGTCCATTAAACTTTAACCGATGTAGATCCGATGACGATCGGAATCTACAGGTGCACCGACTACACGATGTTCTATATAGTAGGACTGAATGAACTGATCACCGTCACGAGTATACACACCGTAAGCAGTCCGCGCTTCTTCTTCGGATGCATACACACCCAGTAGAATCGAACCTTCGTAATCCCATTCACCTAACAATGCAAAAACTTCCATAATAAATTCCTTTAATTCAAATTAGATAGACAAAGCTGAACGTTGATACTTGATCTCGCGCATAAACTGATTAGTAGTTGCTTCGCTGAAATCAAAACCATTGCATTCCATTTCGTCTTGAATGCGAAGAGCATCATCAAGGCTAATTTCAAGAATCTTAGCAATTTCACGTGTGTAGTAGTTCATGACAAAATTCCTTTTCAATCTGTATATTCTTACCCTACTGCATAAGAGATAATTTGTACACCCTAAAAACGAATTTTATTAAAAATAATTTGGTAGGGGTAGTGGGATTCGAACCCACACTGTGCGAATTTTAAGTCCGCTGACTCTAACCATTTGGCCCATACCCCCGTTGATTACCATTCATTGATAATCTGAATTCCTTTTTTGCGGTAGTGCTGCCTCCAATAGAAGCATTCATCCATCATAGCATGACCGCTATAGTTCTTATACTCAATCTTACGAAGAACCCTGTTGGTTTTAACGTTGCGAATGGTGAGAGTGTAATTGAGCATCTTCGTTTCCTTTCTGATTATAGATTCATCTTACATCAGAAATGGAATAATGTACACCAAAAAATGGGGTGATCGACGGGTATCGAGCCCGCAACTCCGGATTCACAATCCAGCGTGTATCCATTAACACCTCGACCACCATAAACTCGTGTCAGACCCCGCCAGCTACCCAGCACCTCACGACACTCGCTACGCAAGCACCGTCTGACATTGCCCTAGCGTTACCCTCAACTTGGCGGAGTTGCCAATCGCGCAAGAGAACACCACAGCGATCAACCATTACCGTGTACTCGACTCCATATGGCGGAACGTCAGGGAGTCGAACCCTGTCTACCCTAAGGTAGTACACCTTAGCAGGGTGCTGCATTACCGTCCTGCCCACGTTCCTGAAACTTGGTAGCCCCGAGCGGTTTCGATCCGCCTTCTCGTCAGTGAAAGTGACGTGTCCTAGCCAGTAGACGACGGGGCCATGGAGGAAGCGGTGGGATTCGAACCCACGGTACCCGCGAAGGTACGCTGGTTTTCAAGACCAGATCAATCGACCGCTCTGACACGCTTCCAAATTTTGGTACGGGTAACAGGGATCGAACCTGTGACCTAACGATTATCGGTCGTTTGCTCTACCAGCTGAGCTATACCCGCACATAAACTTTATAACAATGAGAAAGAACAAACTGGCCCCGGTGGAGGGAGTCGAACCCTCGCTAGCGGTTTTGGAGACCGACGTGCTACCGTAACACTTCACCGGAATAACTTGGCGAACTTGATGGGTTTCGATCCCACTACCTCCAGCGTGACAAGCTGGCGCTCTCCCGATTGAGCTACAAGTCCAATGAACTCTTATTTATACCCTTCTACACAATTCACGCTTAATTGTACATGTTTATTTTCAGTTTAAATGACGTACAGCGTGATCGGCAGCATGAGTAGCAGCAAAAGCAGAAGGCTTGATCTTGGCATCAATACCAAGAGAACCCTTCACCCAACCAAGGGCTTCCTTCACCGCAACCGAAGACTTATGCTTCGGATTAGGATTAATATCAAGGTGGATCTCCATATGGCGATCACCGAGTACTTCAATGATTTCAGTCGCAGTAGCCACAGCGTGCTGAACCTCAGTCAACAGACGTTGCTTTAGGTTACCATAGTCAGGCATATCGACAGACTCATGGAACAGACGGCAACCTTTCTTGGAATCCATGTGTACAATCACGACTGTGCTGTACTTGGCATACCACATCTTGTTCTTACGAAAACGAATCGAGTCACAGCCGATATAGACCGATGACTCTTGACTCGAATCGAGAATTGCTTGTTTAGCTTCTTCAATCATAGCTCAAACCACTTTAATTCTTCCTGCTGCTTCACGAGCTTCTTCTATACTGTGAGCCAGTACAACACCCATGCGTCGATTTTTACGACAGTATGGCTTACCGAAAACACGAACCTCAACACCTGGTGTTTTTAGAGCATCTTCAATACCTTCATAACGCGGTTTTGTATACGTATCTTTTTCAGCAAGAATAACAGCTGATGCACCAAAACCACCGGCAATCTTAATATTTGGAATAGGAAGACCAAGAATTGCTCTGAGGTGAAGATCGAACTGTGAGATATTCTGACTAATCATAGTTACCATACCAGTATCGTGTGGACGTGGTGATAGTTCTGAGAAGTAAACAACGTCACCCTTGACAAAGAACTCAACCCCAAACAAACCGGCACCACCCAAGTCATCCGTAATCGTCTTAGCCATAGCCTGCGTTACACCGTACGTTGCGATATTTTTAAATGGCTCCGGCTGCCATGAATATTGATAGTCTCCGTTTACCTGAACGTGTCCGATAGGATTACAGAAGAGAGTCGGGCCATCTTTCTGCTTAACAGTCAGAAGAGTGATCTCATAATCAAAATTAATAAACTCTTCGATGATAACTCGTTGACGATTACCGCGCATATTTTCACATGCATAATGCCATGCAGAACGTACTTGAAGTTCGATATCAACATCAGTGTCACAATCTACTACGGATTGTCCTTTACCCGATGATGACATAACTGGCTTGATAACAGCTTTCTTTGATGCTATCTTATTATAAGCGTCGACAAGTTCTTGCTCTGATTCAGCATAAGCAAATGCAGCTACCTTCAACCCAAGCTCATGAGCACGATCGCGAATAGCATCGCGATTCATTGTAAGGTTAACAGCTCGTGCGGACGGAACAACCTGAGTACCAGCGGCCTCTACTCCATAGAGTACATCGGTAGCAATTGCTTCAATCTCAGGCACAATAATATCTGGGCAGTAAATGTCAATCATGGTTTCAAGTCTACGAGCGTCGAGCATATCGAACACTTCATACGTATCTGCTACCTGCATTGCTGGTGCATTCCGATAAGAGTCACACGCAATAACATAGTGACCCATACGCTTGGCTGAAATTACAAACTCTTTGCCCAGTTCACCCGAACCAAGTAACATAATTACTTTCATATTGTATCCTTTAAATGGAGTCACGGGCGGGATTCGAACCCGCGGCTTTCAGGTTTTGCAGACCTGTGCATTGGACCACTCTGCCACCGTGACGTGGTACTCCTGAAGGGACTCGAACCCCTAACCAAGCCGTTATGAGCGGCCGGCTCTACCATTGAGCTACAGGAGTGGAATTGGTGCGCCGTGCAGGACTCGAACCTGCTACCTCAAGTTTAGAAGACTCGCGCTCTATCCAGGTGAGCTAACGGCGCATTCGATTAGGCGATACGACCTATTCGATGGAGGAGACTGGCAACTTTCGACAGTTCTTCCGAAACATTGCGCTCGCTTTCTTCGGACTGCACGAGCATGTCCTTGTAGTAGAATAGAGCGTTCTTGATCAGAGGCATGTCTGCAGGTGCAAACGTACCGCCTTTGACTTCATTCGGCATTACTTCGACTCCAATAACCAGTTGTTGGCGGTATCCATCCAATCGAGTGCTTCGACAGGAAGAGATTCGCCTCTACGTTTGGCATTCAGAAGATCACAAAACGTGTCTTCGACAGCCTTCGGATTTTCCATTGTTGGAAATGCAAAAAGTTCAACTTCCATATTCACCTCCGTAGTATACTATATATCAGCCCCGAATGAGGGCGAAAAGGAGCCAATACCCACAACCACGACCATGTAATATGTCCAGTCAACTTGAGAGTGATAAAAATCAGACCAAGGATTCCAAGGATCGGGAACTGAACAATAGGGGTTTTAGAATTCGACATGATTAAGCTCCAGTATAGTCGTATACGGTGAAGTGAGTGGCATCAGCAATCAGACAATCTTGCATTGCGCGATGGCGCGAACGAAGATAAGTAGTATTATCGTTGCGAGTCATTTCGCGGCCGATAGAAACAGCACGTGGGCCACGGTAGCGAAGACGGATACGAGTGTTGGTCTCGCGGTAGGCGGCCAAAACTTGTTCGCGAAGCTCGATTGGAATCCAATAGGCCAAAACGGGATAATAGTTTTGGCGAGTCGCGTCGGTAGGGACGGCGTAAGTGGATTCAATCTGTTCAACGGTAAGAGTCATAATATATTCCTTTCAACTGATAATATCATCTTACACCGGTTTCGGATTATTGTACATGTTTATTTCGCATTTAACAAGCTTTTTGCTCGCCTAATAACCCATGGTTCGAACGGCAGATGTGTGCCAGTGGCACCGGTCCAATCAGAGAACTCTTTATCGTAGAATCCTATTGTCTTCTTCTGCTTCTGTAATTCAGTGAGCTCATCAGCCCATTCTTGCCATTTTCCATCGCTAATGACGTTCTCATCAAGAACATAGTAGAGATAGGAATGGACGAGCATTTGTATCCTACGCTGACGAATCTTCTCAGACAGAGTCTGAACCTCGTTCACCATGGGATCGTCGTCCAACCAGGCTGAGAGATCGGCCATTACTCGGACAACCACCGAGCAATGGAGCCATACTTGAGATTGAGTTCGTGCTCAAGAATCTCAAGGCCATAGTGATCGAACTCTCGTTCATTGATGCCTTCGGCTTCGGCGATGATCTCGATCGCACGTTCGCGAGTAGCACCTTCGATGATTTCCATCGTCTCTTGAACACGCTCAACGAAGGCAGCAAAGTTGCGAGACTGCTGAATGCGCTCTTCTTCGATCTGCTCGTCGAGTCGATTGCAGAGGAAATCATAGTCATCTTGAAACTCTTCGAGAGACTCGAACTGTGCACCCCGCGGGCGACTACCGTACACGTCCTTGTACAAGTCAGAGTAGATATCGCCGTCACGGCTATTGGTGAGAGCGTTGATGTCCGAGAGAGTAAGCATGTCAGTAGTTCCTTTCATCATCATATATCCAGGATACCTTGTTTTGATAATAATGTACATGCTAAAATGCGCCCGAAAGCGAATCCGAGCGCATTTATTTTAAAAAAGTTTTTAGGCTTTAGTCGTTAAGAGCTGCTAGCTTCTCTACAACTTCATCGATGGTATCGAGAATGGTATCAGAACCACGATCGTCGATAGTACGAATCATCACCTTGCCACGGTGTTCAACGACACCAATCAGAAGGTCGACATTGACAAGATACTTGCCACCTGTCTCGTTGATGAACTCTACGAATTTTACTTGCTTGCTCATTTCTTTCTTCCTATATTATATTTTGTCACGAGGCTCCATTCATTTTTCTCTTTGAATGGAAGGATCTTAATTTGGTTCAATGGAGTCTGAGGATCCACGATCTTATCTGGATCCACTACGGCAATTAATCCCCAGTCAGATAGAAGTTTGACGACAGTATTTCTACGTCCTTGATCTTCTGAGGAAAAATCTGTTGGCTTACCGTCAAGAGCAAACAGCTCTTTAAAATGAACGATGTAATATTTGCCTTGTTTGTGTAGGATATGGCAAGACTGATAAAGAGTCTTGTCCTTGCGTGAAGCAACGCCGATGCGAGTTAAGGTCTCGCGAACCTTTAAGAAATCATCTTCTTCGCCCAGCCTCACTTCAATTAAACTTTCTAAAACACTCATGTTTCACCCTTCTGAATCTTTTTCTTTATTATGTTTATATGTTCAGAGGAGAGGATATCAAGAGCTGCCTTGGCAGCACGACGGTTATAACCGTAATACTCTGCAACCGCTTCGAGATCTCCATCCTTTTCTTTCTTCACCCACTTTGCAAAGCGTTTACTGGGCCGAATAATATTTATCAAAAAAGAATATTGGAGTTTATTGTCGAGGTGGTGGTTGCAGTTCATCATGTTTGCGGCATGGATACTATCCGCAAAGTAAGACAGAGATCGATTAGTTAGCCAAGGACTATAAGTCTTCTCAGCTAGAGTATCATTCTCCGTACCTTTCATCAGGTTCTTCTTGGTCGAATTTATCGAAGTCACGAAGTCGAACGGTTTCATCGCTACGGCCTTTCATAATCACATCAGCAGACTTGTCAAAGAAGTCTGCACATTTTTCACAGATCTCAAGAGATACTGTCCCTTCTGCAGTTTCGAGGCGGAGTTCATGGAACGCCGCTTTCTTAGGATACTTATCCGTGCAGACAGGACACTTCTTTTTCCAGATCACAGGAACTCACAGTCAGCCATAATTTCGGTGAGACATGCCATGAGATTGATTTCAGGATCGGCCGAGAAAGCATTCTGATACTGATACTTCGCGAGGTGCAGTACGAGTTGAGGCATACTACTCTTTGCGATATGATCTTCTGCCTTATCAAAGAAGGCACGGAAGAATTCAGTAGGCTCGATGTCAGACTCTCCAAGCCACTTACGAGCAGCTGTGAAGTTCTTGTCCTTCATGTAACCGATCAGCTTAGTGAGAGCAGAATCCGAGAAATTCCTAAGGATCCCAGTGTCAATGCTGCCAGTAGCACTATACCTCTGAAGCTCGTTGATAACACGGCGCCAATCTGGAAAGTGAGTTTTGATGACTTCAGCAACGACCGCTTTTTCATAAGAAACCGATTCATTGTCGAGGATTCCACATACCCTCTGCATAAACTGCTTCGCGAGAGAAGGGAGTTCTGACTTAGGAATCTTAAACTTGATAACCGAGCATCGAGAATGTAGTGGCTCAATAATCCGATCGACAAAATTACAAGTAAGAATGAATCCACAATTTGCACTGAATTCCTCCATAAAGTTACGCAGAGCTGGCTGAGTGGACTGAGGATTGAGATAGTCGGCCTCATCGAGGATCACCATCTTTCTGCCACCCATCAGGGACACAGAGCTAGCAAACTGAGAGATGTCGTTACGCAGCATGTCGATGTTGCCATTCATCGAACCGTTGATAACGATGTAGTCACATCCAAGTTCTTCGCACATGGCTTTGGCGACAGTCGTCTTACCGACACCTGCCGTACCAGAGAGAATGAGGTTAGGAATGTTCTTCTGATCTACGAACTGCTGAAATGTCTTCTTCAGTTCATCTGTCAGGATAGTGTCGGACACAGTCTTTGGGCGATACTTCTCGACCCACAAAAAATCTTCAAGCATAATATATCTCCGTCAAAATCAAAGTACCGGTTACGAGTTCCGGTGTCGCCTTTTCGTATCGACCGCTTCACCCGAAGGTGCACTGTATACGCTGGCATCTTATGGCGGCCAGTCACCATCCGTTAAGCTTCGAACGAAGAGTTGGATTCGACGGCGATCCAGTACTCTACAGTAGCACCCTTCCAATGGCTGAGTCCCTTCGAAGAGATCGAAACATCGTAAGAACCAGGAATCAGCTTCATACAATCCGAACGGAATACCATGCGGAAGCGAGCTTCAGTTTCACCGACTTCGACACTAAAAGAGTCGTTGCTAGTTCCACGTGTATCGACTGCTTGAAGCAAGATCTTACCGTTCTTACCGACGATGGCGATTTCTGGCAACTGAGATACACTCAGAGCCTTCATTACTCGATTGAGTGCTTCCTCAGAAATCAAGCAATTGACTTCAGGATTTGGCAATTCAATCTCACGATCAGGTGGAACGATGATCAGCGAAGGATCAGTGACAGCGTACTGAAACTTGTTGTTGCCTTCGATGAGCTCTACGTATGAATCCTTGATTTCAATCTCAGGATCATTAAACAAGGAAAGGGTGCCGATAAACCGTGAGAGGTCGTATACGGCAAAACCCTTCTCGAAGTCTTGCTTAATTGTTGCTTTCGCAAGAACAGACTTTGTACTGGAAATAGTACGGATCACATTACCCGGTTTGAACATGATGTTCTTATTAATAGCCGAGAAATTCTTAAGTACTTGCAACGTATCATTATCTAATTTCATTATAAATCTCCATATGTTCGGAATATTCACTATACCAATTGTGGTGTTTATTGTACACTCTTATTTTTTGTTCTTTCCAAGTGCAGAAGGATCTGCAGTTGCAGAAGCACCGATGCGAGCAATATCTGGTAGAGAACCACCAAACACATACGAACCGACGTGCTTCAATTCCATCCAAGGGCATAGCCATACATGCATGCCAGCATTGCGAACCCACTGACAGAACATATAGTCTTCAGAGAGGTAACGCTTCGAGTAATCCTTCAGCAGACCATTGTTCGGATCTTGCACGAATGCCAAGATCTCTTCGGCCTTTGCCTTCGGATTCTTCTCGAGGAATTCCTTGAGTTCAGCATTGATGTTCGTACGCTTATGATCGATAGGTGTATCGAAGAATGCCATGATCTCGCGGCTACCATCAAAGTGTTCAGTACGAACGTGATCTGGCTTATAGAACTGCTGAGGATAGGCTTCTTGGAACTTCTCGAAGGTGTTGCGGCGAATCATCATGAAACCTGTGCCAGCTTCAAGCACTTCGACTGGTTCGCCGAGAGGAATTTCATTGGTCGTGCCAGTCGGATTGAAGACGTAGTCACCTACATACTTCTCAAGATCATTTGGATTCTCGTCAGCCATACCCTTGTCGACGGCAACTTTGATCTTTTCCCAGCTAATGCACTTCTTCGGATATGGACCAGCGATAATATCGTAGTTATCTTCAGTTGCATCTGGATTTTGTAGAGCGAGAAGAGCGATCACGTCATTTGGATTGAATCCAATGTCTGAGTCGATGAACATCAAGTGAGTATCACCTGAACGCATGAACTCATCAGCACAGTAGTTACGTGCGCGAGTAATCAGAGACTCATTGAAGAGGAAGTAGAATCTGACTTGAATTCCATAGTGTGTGCAGAGTGCCGAGAGATCTGCGATTGAGCGGGTAAACATACCTGCACATTGTCCACCATACATTGGCGCGGCGATAAAGAGCTTGCGCTTACGTAGCTCTTCCATTGGAACATTAATTTCAATACCCATTATTAATCCTTATATTCAGTGTCGTGTACGTGGAGTTGCATGATGGCGTAGTGAATAACCTTCATGAGGTCCTTTCGCCATTCTTTTGGATCGCCTTTGCGACCATATCGTTGCGTATACTTCATCATATTCCCGATGTTGAAACCAGTACCATGACCGGCGTCAATGATGAATTCTGTTGCTTGAAATTTATTTCGGGAATAATGCTGAGCGTAGGTAGCATCGACGTAAGACTGAATTTGTTTAATCAATTCGCCTTCATTGTATTTATAATCAATGAGATGCTTCGCTGGAAAACCAGGAATAAAAGTTTCAGCTGTTCCCATGTTACCCTTAAGGCCGGTAGTTGGGGCCATTTTACCTGGAAGGCTGGTAATAGACAAGGTAGATCCGTGTCCTACTACTTCGTGCTTTGGGACTGGAAATCCCATCACGTTTTCATTATCACTCATGCAAAAAAGTCCTCTAGAGTTGCGGGTTTATTTTCAGATAGACCAGACCATTTACGGCCTTGCCAATGTGGATAAGATGCTCGTGAGAGATGAACCGACTTTGGTTTTTCCATGCATTCGAAGTCGAGCTCGCCTCTGTCATTGAGAAGCGGATCAACCCATTCGATGAAATTGACACTGCCTTGAGCACACAGCTTTCTCATCTCATCTTTAAAGGCGAGACGCACTGCGTTACGCTGATCCCAAGATCCGTAAAATGGTGTGCCTTTATAGTAGCCAGTTTTTGGAAGAACACGAGATTCATTCTCGATAGGAAGCAACTCGTATGCAGAGACCTTTGCAAGATCTAGTTGAGAGAGTTGTTCATAGTATCTATTCGCCAAATCTCGTGCTGCTTGTTCAGGATTTGGTTGCCGACA